ATAAAGGTGCCTACAGCATGTATACCTGCATGTTGAACACCACCCCCTGCACCATAGATTCCTTTTTCTTGTATCATGTATTGATACTGTAGGGGAAAGTCTGCAATAAAGTGTTTAATACCGAATAGGCTTAATAGTAAAAATACTTCCCAGGTCATTTGATTTCCTTTCGCCTAACGCTGATGCGCCATCCCTTAAGCCCACTACGAATAATAGTTACATCGTGTGTTTCATAAAGTTTTCTAATTTTATCAGCTAGTTCAAGGTCCTCTTTACTGGGACCAATACATTTTTTAAGACGCTTAATCATTGTAGTACACGCTACGTGATTTAGGAGTTTCCCACCAATCAAGATGATGTACCTTAACACCCAATGGCTCCATCTTCACATCAACTAATTTAGCCAACCAAGCACTTAGATTCTCACTAGTAGGAACAAAGTCCACAACCATGAACCCTTCAAACATTTCATACTCGTGGCCATCTAATGTCGCATAGTAAGTTGGATCAATATGCCACCCTGCGATGTAGTCTGTACCCGGAACTGGTACTGGTACTAACGGGGTGTCATTTCCCACTAATCGATCGTATAGTGGATCGTTGCGATCAATGACAAACTGATGGTCAATATATTTGTTAATCCATTTCTTTAACCATTCTAAATGACGGAAGTCAGTTACCATACCTGTAGTATCTAGTTTGTTTGAGTCCGTGCTGTTAGTTAAGTAAACCTGTACTTTGCCTTCATGTCCATGTAGGTGACGGCAAGCACACTTTAGGTCGTCTGCGTATTCGCCATGTAGCATCTGTGTCCAAACACGATGTCCATAACAAAATTCAAATGTTTTATCAATAATCCAACTCATATCTATTCCTTTCCTTATATTACTATTATATGTGTATTATTTAGGCAATGTCAAGCCCATCTTAGCATAAACATTGTGTATGCTTCATCACTTGGAAAGATCATACAGTACCTATCTACATCTACTTTTAATGTGCCAAACTTAACATTGTATTCATGTTCGAACTCATCTTGCCAAACTTCGTATCTACGAAATTCTTCAACCATTTCAAATGCGGCACGATGTACTACTTCATATGGTACAAACTGTACGCATCTAGATTGACTTTGCTGAATCAACTAACAACTCCATGCTACGCTGACGTTCTAAGATTTTGAAGAACAACGCTAGGGTATTTTCGGCATCAATATCTGCTTGATGTGCTCGACCTTTGAACTGTAGTTTGTATTGGCCCATAGCACTAGCAAGACCGCCTGAGGGATTTTTACCCTTGCATAACATGTGTAAAGTATACCAAGTCTTAACGTCTATCCAGCGTCGCCCAAAGTGTGGAAAGTCTGCGTGATTTTTGCAGAATTCGGCCAGCAGTTCTGTACTATCACCGCCACCCCATGTAACCGGGTTAACAAAACACTTGTGTTCTTTAATTAACTCACTCAGCTCTCTAGCTACAGTTTCGTGACTAACACAGTATGAACTTATATCTGATTGGGTAATACCAGTTAGGTCAATAATGAATTGGTCCAACGGTTCGTTTGGATTGATATACCATTTCTTAGTTATGTATTGATCGCGACGATCCCCAGCACTGCCCACAGCAACGCCAACCTGAATGATCTTACCACTTGGTTGGTTTAATTCTAAATCTAACGCTAGGAACTTCTGACTACGTTCTATCAACTATAATCCCCAAATAAATCTCCAAACAAAACCAAGTACCCACGGTAATGCTATGAATATAAGAATCAAAATAAGTATTTCAATTTTACTTTTTTGCACGTTTGATGCACTCAATGCGGCAACTTGTCTACGTAACTCTGCACTTTCTTCTTCAGTATACTCGCGCCCAGTATAATAATCATACGTAGGAGCAGAGTATCTGGCAGTATCTTGACTGCGTTTAAGTGCTTCTGTCTGCTCGTTTATTGCTTCAATTTGACGGCAATGCGCACAGGTTACGCTACCACCACCGTCCCATGGTTGGAAGCATTTAATACATCTGCGAATGTATGTCATTTAACTGCCTTTCTTACATTTAATAGTTGCATTATACATGGAATTAACCAAAATGTCAACCATTTTGCAAGTGGAACATAGTTACACTTTGTTCTGGGTAGCTAGCACCTAGCCATTCACTTACGTTGCTGGCATTGTCACTGAGTTTGTTAAGCTCATACTTACCACAAAATTTTAAGAATTGCGCACCCACCATCGGGCGATTCTTAACATTAGCGTTAGCACGGATAGTTTCGTGTATTTGATCTTTTACATCTGCTGGCTGTGCTGACAGGTCAACTAAAGTACGATTGCGTTCATAGTCATCCATAACACGATGTTCAACACCGTTATGATCAACCCAACGCTGTAGCATTAGATTATTCCAGTTATAACCCTTTTTATCTTTGTCAGCAAATGCTTCCTCAAGTCCGACCTTATTTTTTGATCCTTTAGTGCGAACACCTGGGTAAGCACTAAAAATATTATCAGTAGGATCACCACGCATACACTTTTCAAAAAGTATAAACTTTGGATCAGGAATCTTTTTAGGTTCCTTGGTTTTTTTGTCAATTACTAAATTGCCTTTTTTGTCTAAAATACCTTGTAATGTATGTAACTCATCTGCTACACCATTATATTGGGTTACATTCTCAGCTAGTAGTTGATGAAAATCTGTATCGCTAGATATAATAACATGATGATCAGTAGGATGGCACTGAATAAATCCAGCAATAAGATCGTCGGCTTCCAGATTAGAGTGTTGAAGTACTGTGCAATTAGTTTTTTCAGTGATAAATGCTTTGAGGGCATCAAATGTTTCCCAAAATAGCTGATCCTCTTCTGCTTCTTTTTCAGTGAGTGCAGCACGTGCTACTGCACGATTTTTCTTATAAGGCTCGTAATAATCTTTGCGCCAGCTACGACCCTCTAGACAGAATACCACATGATCTGCCTTGTGTTCGCGCCATGCTTTATTGATGCTGGCTAGAGTTACATGAATGGCAAAACCCAACTTATCCCAAGTGTCTGCTTGGCGATGGGCCGAATGTCTTGCACGAAAAAATGTATTTGCTGTGTCTACAAGTAAGTATCTCATGTAAACATTATACTTTCTTTTCTAATAAGTGTCAAGAATTATTATTAATAAAATCTATTAGTGTTTGAACAGTACTATTAGGGTCAAAATCATCTGGGACTTCAACATCATATTCATGTTCGAGCCCTACAATAATTTCAATAGCAGTTAAACTATCTGCACCCAGTTCGCTCAATCTTTGTTCGTTTTTAATGTCACCAGAAGTAATATTATCAATGCTGGCAGCAATTATTTCTTTAATTTTTTGTTCCTTAGACATTAACTTATCTCCGTTCTTCCGTCGCCCAAATCTCGACGATTGTTATTTCTACGCTGTTCAGGATCTGCTTGGTATTGCTCGTAAGTTTCCAATGCTACATTTCGACAGATGGTTTGAAACCAGTTGTCTACAATATCAGCATCAGTTTTACCTTGATAGCCTGCGCGAACTAAATTAGCTACAAATTTATCGTTCCAATCCAACTCAAAGGCACCTTGTCCTGGGTCTTCAGGATTTAATTCCATGTTCAAAATTGACACCCACGGTTCACCTTTAGCAGTTGCCTGTGCCTTGGGGCTATCGGCTTCGGCCGCTTTAATGGCATCCTTTTTAGCTTTTGCTTCGGCACGTTTTTTGGCCTGTAGTTCTTTTTTAGCAATAGCTTCTGCTTCTGCTACAGCCTTTAATCGTGCTTCTTCAGTTCGACGTGCTTTTCCTGTGATTTTATCAAATAATCCCATATTATTCCTTGTTAAGTGAGTCAACTAAATCTGTTTGTTCCCACGGTAAATTAGCTTTACCAAAGTGCCCGTAGTTAGTAGTTTCGCTATAGATAGGACGGAACATAGCAAATCTATTTATAATGCCTAACGGTGTTAGATCAATATTTTTACGAACCCAATTGGTTAACCAACCGTCATCACCATGTCCGTGAGTATTAATATATAGGCTAGTTGGTTCTTTAACGCCAATAGCATAACTAATCTGTACAGTTGCTTTCTTTGCATGTCCACTAGCTACAATATTTTTCGCAAGGTATCGAGCCATGTAGGCAGATGATCTATCTACTTTAGTGGGATCTTTGCCGCTAAAAGCACCGCCACCGTGAGGGCTATAACCGCCGTAAGTGTCGACAATAATTTTACGCCCGGTAAGTCCAGTATCTCCATCAGGACCGCCAATAACAAACCTACCAGTAGGATTAATAAGATACTCTGTGCTATCATCAAGTAGTTCTCCAGGTAAAATTGCAGTAATGTATTCTTTAACCATTCTGCGAACATTTTCAATGTCAACATCATCGGCATGTTGTGTTGAGCAAACAATTTTAGCAATACGCTTTACTGTGCCGTCATCATTGTATTCCATAGTTACCTGTGATTTAGCATCTGGACCTAGCCATGCTTGCCCACCTTTACGTTGGCGTGTTAGTTCTTTAACAATTAAGTGACTATAATAGATAGCACTTGGCATTAGGTCTGGCGTTTCGTTAATAGCGTAGCCAAACATTAGGCCTTGGTCACCTGCGCCAAAATGGTCAGTACCAAGAGCAATATCAGCACTTTGTCCATGTAATAGATTAGTAATATCAACAGTGCGCCAATCAAATCCAGTCTGCTCATACCCAATGTCTTTGATAACTTTACGTGTAGCACTTTCAACTTCTTCTGCATGTAAAATACCTTTATACTCACCCGCCAACACAACACGGTTGGTAGTTACAAGTGTTTCACAGGCACAACGTTTTGCACGATCACCGTCACGCATTATTAGATCTAAAACAGCATCGCTAATAGCGTCTGCTACTTTATCTGGATGCCCTTCACTGACACTCTCGCTTGTAAAATAATAACCCATATGTTCCTTTTAAAAAATGTGCTGCGACAATACCATACAACTGATCCAAACCCAAACAGTGTTAAATCCAACTAAGGTAGGAAGTAGTTTTTTATTACTAGCCCAAATAAGTGACAAGCTAGTAACTAATGTAACGAAATACAGCCACCAAATTTGTACGCTAAAAATTAGCCCAGGGACAATAATCACTGCCTTGGCTAGCCAACTAGCAAACTCAACAATGTTATAGTTTGTCCAATAGCTTTGGCGGAACCACATGCCATAGCAATTTTTGATTTTTTTAAGTCCGCTATGACTATAAGAGACGGAAATCAGCAATGACCATATTAGTGTTGCGTATACTACTTGCTCTAAGGTCATTTGCCCCACGAATTACCCCATAAGTCTACATGTAGACGTGGACTGTAATAATAGCCACGACGCATAGCTTCATCAGCTACATTAAATTTATTGCCATCGTAAACGCTAACAACCCCACCCACTGGCATGATGTACACTGCTCCAGTAAACCCAGCTATGCGATATTGAAATACCGCCGCTTCAACTTCTTCAAAGTCTTCTGGACGCTCAACTACAAACTTAAGATATGTAGTACCAAACTCTTGATAGCTTGTTACAATCTCTGGTTTGATAGCATCTTCCCACTTCTCTCCACTTGGACTTAGTTTGGCACTTACACTAAATGTAATTTCACGTTCGCCACCACTTGAGTCACCATACTGCCACTGATCTAAGTATTGTCTAAAGTCCTCGCTAAGTTCTTGAGTACCGTTAGTTTCAAATGTAATGTTCTTTAGGTCACGCATTTCAATTGCTTCTAACATCTCAGGGTATACTTTTTGCCAACCTAACAATGGCTCGCCACCTGTGATAACCAAGTGTACATCATTGCCATTGTCCTGCGCCCAACGATTATTTGGGGTCAAGGCCAACATCTTACTAATAACTTCAGATGTGTCATAGGTTGGGCTTAAACTTTTAAACTTAGGATGCCATGACGCATAGCTATCGCACCCTGTGTTGACTAATGGTAGGTCTTCGTATGTTTTGTATAGTGTAACAGTTTTAGCAACTTCGTCTGCTTCAGTGCTAATTGTACCTCTAGGCATACCAAAACCGCTGCACGTAAAATTGCAGCCAAATGTACGCAAGAATACACTCGGTACGCCAACAAAACGACCCTCACCTTGTGCTGAATAAAATATTTCACTAACTTTTAATTTCATTGATAAGCCCTGTTATATTGATTTTCAAGATAGTCTGTAGTTTCATACCCATCTAAGTATTGTAACACACTAGTAGTCTTTGTGTCAATCTTAACGTTCCCAAGGGTAGACGATCCAAACGTCTCGTTCTGCTTTGTTAATTTCTTTTGCACAATAATCAACCTTTCTACTAAATTTGCTACTCAGGTTATCAATTAAAACAGCGAATCGAACATTGTTACCCCAAACATCTGCCCACCGTTCGCTGTTTGGTAAGCAACTTGCTTGCCAGTCTTGAATAATCCAATCTAATGTAGCACCTGTGTCATTGATATCATCTAAGATAAGAATGTTCTTTTGCTTGTATTCATCGTGAATAGGTCTGCCATCAAAACTACCACCGTACCCATAAGCATCCTCTGCCATCCATAAGTTGCTTTCTGTATTCTCATGATCACGTAGTTTAACTTCTAACGTGTGCATAGGAACATCTAATGCGTGACTCATCATAACCGCAGGAATTAGACCACCGCGTGTTAAGCCCACAATGTAATCTGGGCGCCACTTATCTTTAAACATTTGGAATGAGATTTTGTTTACCCATTCTTGGATTTTGATATAATCGTAATATACTTTTTCAATAGACATAGTCTGTGTACTCTCTTAAATTGTGTGTGTTGATTTCATCACTGAACTTCATAATAAACATTAAGGCTGTATTTGAATCTTCTTGATTGAAATTAATAATAACTTCACCGGTGCCTGTTTGCATTTTGTAACTTGGTTTAGCTCGCCCAAATTGTAATACTGTAGTCTGCTGTTCTCTACCTTTAGCATCATACCAAGATTCTACACTGATATTTCCACCAACATGTTGCCACCAATCGATCATTTCTGGAGTAACTGCCCAAACGACAATTCTAGCATTACGGTTGATGGTAACCCCTGGCGGCAAATGTATCATTAGCGTAGGTATTCCATGCTAACAATCTTGCCTAGGCTTTCTACTAGGTCAGCATCGTCACTGATAACATATCTGCCAATGGCTTCAGTATCACGCTTTTCATCATAACGATTGGTCTCTACAATCATACCGCCGTTGGCACCAAATACCTTAAAAGTAATTACACTACGGTCATCGTAGTTATGTTCAACTCTACTTGTGCTACTAGATACAGGGCTAATTCTTCCACGACCACGTCTAGGATTCTCATCTAACATAATACTTTGAGCTTCGTCACGGCTGCGTGCGCGATTGTAACAACGTTGAATCCAACTATCTAACCATTTCATCTTGGAGCAAACTCCTGTTGTAGTTTAATGTTGTCAAAGAACTCTTTCTTAGTATTGGGGTCAGTTTTAAATGCACCTGTTAATACTGTAGTTTGAGTTAAACTTGAATGTGCCATAATGCCACGATTCTCACAGCAACCGTGCGTTGCTTGAATATATACTGCTACGTTATTGCTGCCAGTCGCTCGACTAATCTCTCGCGTGATATCATTCGCAAGCTCTTCTTGTAGTGTACCACGGCGAGCACACCACTGAGCAATCCGAGTGTATTTAGATAGGCCAATAAGTTTGTTAGCGGCAATAATTCCAATATAAGCGACTCCGCTGACAGGTTGATGGTGGTGTGAGCACATACTACGTAACTCGCTACGAACCACAAGCATACCTTCGTATCTATCTTCACTATCATTTGGGAAAGCTGTAGCATCAGGTGCTGGATCATATCTACCTGCCATAATTTCATTAAAGTACATTTTAGCTAGTCTGCGGGCTGTGCCGTGACTGTTAGGATCTGTTTCGCGATCAATTAGTAGTGCATCTAGTACACCTTCAAAGGCCTCGGTTGCTTCGTCAATTAATGCTTCTTTGTGCTCTGATGTGATGTATTCTGAGATGTTATCACCTGCCCAGAAACGTTTGTTGTCGTTTTTTAATTCACTGCGAATTGCTTCACTTACTCTGTATTTTATCATTTGTTACTCCGATGTTTACCCAGTGGATTGGGATATTTAATAATATTGTATATGTTTATTTAGGTTCTGTCAACTTAAATGAAATGTTTTTGATAAAGTTCAAACGCATGCCATGATGCTCCTGGCATATATTTTTTAAGTTTATCAGGTGATGCAGATAGATCACGCACTAGACTAAGATTATTTTCGTATCCTAGATATTCTTTAGTCATGTCTGTGATCAAGTTGTGCGGGTTTCTTTCTTGGAAAACTGTAGGACTGTTAAAAATTACTGTAGCACCTAGAGCTTGTAGATAATAACCTGCCCAGATGTCATCCATGCGTCCTAAATTAGGAAACATGAAATAATCTTTGAGCACTTTTCTAGTTAAAAAAGTATTTTGTGAATTAAATGGCGCAAATCTATTTGACGTAAACGGAAAAACAGCATGATCAAATGTGCAGTCGGGGCGGTGTTCTAACCTACAGATTGCATCAATATCTGGATCACCATTCCAAAAGTCTGCCTGCACATCCGGAATTACCACGGCCGATTCACGTGTAGAATAGTCTCTTGAGCTTATAAGTTCTAAAGGAAATCCGCGATGCCAAAGGTGTTTGTAATTTGTAGCACCTATAGGATCAAACGCTAGATCGTTGGTTATGTACTTGGTTACTGCGGTTTCTTTGCCTAGATGTAGGGTTGTGCCCCAATTATCTAAAGGAATATTGTCATCATCTATAGTAGCAACAATGTCAGCACCTAGGCTATACGCTAAGAGGTATCCAAAGCTACGCCGCTGTACACAGTTCCATCCGATAGCATCAGATAAGTCTGAATCTAGTTTAGTTTGATCATCAGGCGACAGGTAAATGCCATTGACTTTATAGTCTTTGGGGGTTTTTAAATCACCAACAACAATTAAAGTCCAATCCGCCAGACTTTCTAACTTCTCAATTGCAGGAGTTTTTGTATTGATTGTGGTAGTAACTACAAATTTCTTCATGATTTTAAATATTGATTATATCCAGCCCACGTGCCAAGGTCAATGTAAGAACCGTTTTCTGTTGTGCTGAACGGATAGTGATTAATTATATGCCCTATTTCGGTGTACATTTCATATAATTGATCTTGTGAAAACTCTGCTAGATTGTGTCCATCAAACTTTAACACCCCCCAAAACAAATCTGAGTTAGCGTTTGACTTGATTGACTTAACATCAAATTGATTATTGTCAGTTAGCCTATCCACTTTGCTTTGATCAGCGCCGCAAAATAATCCACACACAATCCCCGACTGCGTTAACATTTCTGTAAATGGATTAACATCAAATACAGTATCACCCATACCAAATAGTACTTGATCGGAATCTGCAGGCTTTGCTGAATGATAAAAATCTTTAAGACAGTTAGCAAATCCAGATGTCTCTTGGTTAATATGTACATATTCGGCTGAACTAAAATAGTCTACAATTAAAGATTTACACTCTACGTCGTGAATAAAGTAAATCTTTTCTGCGCCACTGTCTTTCATTTTAGTCGCAACATGATTAATGAGAGGGTTGTAATAGTCAAAGTTTTTCTGAGGCAACATTTCCTTGGCATAAGGCAAACCCAATCTTGAACCTAGGCCGCCTGCAGGAATAACACCGTAGATCATATACTTTCCAATACAGTTTCAACCATTGTGGTCAAGCCAACTTCTCGGTCTTTTGCAGGCATGTGAGCCCCATTGACTAGGTTGTCTGATACAGCATTAATTGACAATGCGTGTTTATTATACTTTATAGCTAATAAGTACAATAGATATGTTTCCATATCAACAGCAAGTACTCCTTTTTCTGCCAAATTTTTCCACCATTCATCGGTATCGTGATAGAAAAAATCAGTTGAACAGATTGTTCCGCGATGTCCATTGGCTGTTATGCGTTTAAGAAGAGATGGGTCACAATGCGGAGTTGAACTAGTACCAGCGTCGTTTGTTGCTGCTAGTGCAATAACTAGATCACCTAACAGCATGTTATCTTTAAATGCACCACACGTACCCACACGGATAATGCTATCTACATTGTAAAATTTAAATAATTCTGTAGCATAGATACCTAAACTGGCTTGCCCCATACCACTTGCTTGTACTGATACTAGTTTGCCTTTGTATAAACCTGTGTATCCTAGACAATTACGTACCGAGTTTACTAGCCTAACATCAGATAAAAAAGTTTCGGCTATCCACTTTGCTCGCAACGGATCGCCTGGCATAAGAACCACAGGTGCGTAGTCGCCTAACTTTGCCTCAATATGTGGAGTCATATAAATAAAATCTCTCTTAAATCTGGATACTTTTTGTATTTAGGTTCTTGATCCACTGATGGTAATAATTCTAAACCCCTTACAGCATCTTCGATGGTTGGACGATAGTGATAGCCCATGCGGAAGACCTTTTGATCTTGCCATGGGGTTATAGTTAAATCACGACCATCATAGCGTTGTGCTAACAAAGACTTGTACGCTTCAGCATCATCTAACAAGATAGCACCACCATGACCAATCTCAAGTGGCTTATCGTAGCCAAAGCTAAGGCACTGCATCTGACCAGGGCGATACATGCCCATCTGTAGTTTACGTGCGCTATCCCAAATGCGGGTTCCAACAAACTGATATTCACCTATCCACTCTTTATCAGTAAGATCATAACTAATATTTAACTTACGCATAGTCATTGGTATGCTGATATATGTGTGTGCTGGAAATAGCACACGAGTTATGTTATCGTATCGTAAACACAGTTCAATAGCGTGAGTACAACAATCAGTCATAACGACAAAAGGCGCACCTGTAAATGCGCCTAATGCCTTTTCAAACTTTAGGATGGCATCAAAACTCATCGACTCAGATGATCCTTTTTAATTTCTCTCACCGGGCATTCTAATAGTTCTGCTATAGTGTTTTTAAGTTGTATGCGCTTTGCATTAAAATCTCTGATTAAGATAGCACGTCTACCTATCTCTTCCAGTCCCAACTTTTGTTCTACACCGTTACGCAGATCGGACTCTAAATTCCAAATTTGATCATGAATAATTTTTAATTCTTCTATTTTTGGTCGAATTTTATTAACGTTATATTGTTTAGCCTGCTCAGTGTACCAATCTAACTCTTCTTTATTGCTGTGCGTGCGCTCCCATTTAACTTCGGCAATAGCGAGTCTATCAAACAGTTCAACCACAGGGAATAAAGGCGTCATATTAGTAATGTAATGTTTCTATTAATTCAGGATTATTAATTATATTTTGTATGGCATTGTTATGATGGTGTGATCTACAAGGAGGACAAAAGTTAGTATTAATGCTGTTGTATAACTTCATATGATTTTCACCTAACCAGAGATCTCTAAAATCACCTTCGTCCCATCTACCTATATCAAATCTAGAATTCCCTTTGTTCTCACAGCAAACATAGATTTTGCCATCTACACAAAACATTGGGAATTGCAGCATCTGATGACAACGAGTATAGCTCTTAGGAACATCTCGTCTGGTGTTAAACATTGTTTTAACTTGATATTCGTTGCTCAAATTTTCTAATGTTTCTACGTAATTTCGGATAGGAAAACTTATACCGTCAATTACAATAGGTCTAAAATAAATTTGACGAACGTTAAGAATCTTGGCCATTTTGAATATGTTGTGTAATGCAGAATTACTAGTATTATACTCGCCTAATAGAATTTTAAGATCTACATTCGCACCAATATCTGTCAACGATTTAACATTTTGCATTACACGATCAAACATGTTTTTGCTTTTGCTTTTTCGTATAGTTTCGTACAGTTCTTTTGAGCCAGCATCAATGTCTACGCCGATCCAACTCATTTTTTTAATTTTATTATGATCTACATTCTTAATTAACTTATCAATACGGCTTGCATTGGTTGTGATACTGGTTAAGAATCCTAAATCGATCGAATGTTCTAAAACACGTTCGTAATTTTTAAATAGGGTAGGTTCACCACCACCTGTAAATGTAATAGTATGTAGGGTTCCGTAACTATCTGGCTTATATGCTCGCCAAGATGCTAATTTATCTAGTAGATTAATATAATCATTAAATGTTTTTTGCGTAGGGAGCTCTTTGCGGAAATCTGCACTGCTACAATAATAGCAATCTTGATCACAAATGTTAGTTAGGTCTATGTCTGCACTTGCAGGAATAAACCCTTTGGATGGATTTTGCATCCAATGGACTAGTTCGGCGTATTGGTACATTAATTTATTTAATGTTTTCTAATAATTTGGTTGCAGAAAAGAAATTATCATGCAGGAACTTAACCTGAGCAGGTAACTTTTTAGCAAAGTCATCATATTTACTCATACGATGCTTGATTAAGTTGACTAGCATGTGTTTATTCTTTAGGTAACTGTCAAACGATTCAGTCCAACGACTTTCGTAACGATAACTTTCATCATACATTTCACTGTAACTTAATCTGTCTGGCACCATAGGCATTGCGCCTACTACTGCGCCTTCATACATGCTAATGCCTAATGTTTCTTGTAGATTGGCACTAAACACCATCTTAGCTTCGCCCAATAAGGTATGATATTCATGTTTAGTTAAACCTTCTTCTTGACAAACTACCCATTCATATTCAGGCAAGGCTTGAGCCAACCCTTTAAATATTTCAAGTTGTTTCTCTGGTGCTATACGATGTGGAAATAAGATTAAATCACGTTTAGGTTTATGCTGATAAGGAAGTAATGTTTCTAACATATATTCCATGGGCCAACCACTACGTACTACCTTGTCTTTAATATCATCTGCTCTGACTTTGTATAAGTTGTTGGCAAACATATTAATATGAAAGTCAGTGGCGTAATAGTTATAGTCTACAGCTTCAAAAAACGCTTTTTCACTGTGACGTACCCAAGGAGCATCACCAATTAAGCGTCCTAAGAAGTCCTGCGGGTCATAACTACCAGCGTGCCAAAGTGCATGGATAGTTATCTTGATGCCCAATAACTCAGACATATACTTAAGATTAATAATTCCAGGGTGCCAAGCATCTGTAAAAATGAAATGATCTCCGGCTTTAACCCTTCCTTCAGTAAAGAGTCTGCCCATTCGTTCGACTTGTGCCGCTTTATAAATGTTCGTGCCGCCAAAGTTAAGAAAAGCACCAGGAGTTGTAGCCGCTGGAATATCGTGCGGCCCTGAAATAACGTACACTTCATGTCCGTGTTCCTCTAAGAGCGTAGGTACATGACTCTTCCATTGAGCCGTGTACCTTGTCTCTACTGCTTCTAGATCAACTAGAAATACAGTCATTATCGTGGATTCCGACCTTGGTAACCGCCTGTTTGGCCGTTACGTTGTTGCCATTGTTGGCGTTTCTTGCGGCGTTCTTGCCACTCGCGATACTCTACTGACTTGTACAAGTCCGCTTCATCAAACTTGATCATGCGGAAGCGACAGTAGTTCAACCATGCGTCCAAGTCGTTGTAGATTTTTGTCACTTCTGGTGACATTCTTAGGTACTTCTTAAGCCAAACTGGTTGTGATGCCATTTGTTACTCCTTAATCGTTAATTTCCATTGAGTTGTATTCTTTGATCAGTGCTACTAAATCATCTTCTGTGTTACACATAATTTTAGCAGTTTTCCAATCATCTTTTTTATCACGACCACCAATTTCTACCATCCAACCGTTGTCGTAACGATTGATAGAGAAGTTGTCATTTACTTTTGTTAGCTTAGATAGCTTTGCCACGATAATCTCCTATACTGTGACTGTTTGATAAGGACGGGTTTGATTATAGACAATGGTGCACCCGTTTTCACTATCCTCCGAAACTTCAATAGTAACATCACGGCCTGGGTGACGTTTGGCTATTTGTAGATATAAGTCATCTGCAATCATTTCACATGACTTGTAGTTTAGTTCTAAAGTGCCCACATACAGGGCCTCAAGCCACCGTTTGAACTGGATGAACTCGATGTCTCTGTCGTTGTGGAACACGTCGATTGACACCCTAAAATGAAAAATGTGACGATGAGGACTAGCAAGAAACGAAACATCATACTGATCTCCGGTTTTTAGTTGTGGATTAACAGCCGCATCTGGGTAACAGTGAACACCTTCGCGTTGAAAGGTAACCCAGATTTGTCGTTTAGCTGAATCTTTGATACGTTCTATAATTTCACGTTCTGCTTGTATCATTCTTCAGACACACTTACTTTTTTTAGATTCTGCCAGGCTTGGACTAGCCCTTCGTTATCTTGGTTTAACGGATTTTCTTCAGCCCATAGTTCATCGTTGCGATCAAGTTGTTCTTGTGTAAACAAGTATTCTGTTAAGATAAATCGCTTACTTAAGAACGAAAATTTATCTAGATCATCAACGATTCGAATCTTAGCCTGTAAGTTGGCTAGTCGTTTACTTTCTACATACTCTTTGTATAATTTAATCATTTAATCACCTCATCTTTACCATACTGATCCCAATCAGTAAAAGTATCTGTTGTTGTTAAGTCTCTAAGTCTATGACACCAAACACCTGGGTTTGAATAGTCAAAGTCTATGTCGTCTATCTTTAGTGTAGCATTGTATCCTAGCTGTGTCAAGTATGGAATCTTCACACTGATTTGTGGAATAAATCTGCGATGGCTAATAAACATACATTCGAGTACACCCTGTACCTGCGCCACATCAAAGTCTAGAGTGCACCAGTAGTCTGCTTCTAAACACTGATCAATCATACGTTCCCAAGGACGCCAATCCTCTGCTGCGTCTGTAGCTAATGTAGGAAAACTTTGATTAGCACCAAAGTAGATATGTTTACAACCTTTTAAGGCTGCAAGGGTAATAACTTCTTGCGGATCATGAACTCCTACTACAAACAATGTTTTCATATTGTATGCGGGAGTCTTTTCGATTTCTATACCTGTAAAGTATGTAATACCTTCTAGAGTACCGTCTGTATATTCGCGTTTCATAAGCCTAATTTTGCTTTTATAGATTCAATTGATCGTTTAACTATTAATTTTTCTTGTTTCATTTTACCTAGACTAGCATCATCCATATAGTTAGTATAACCTCTTTTGATGTTTTCGTCAAGTCTTTGATGGTGTTGTTCTAATTCTGCTAGTTCATCTTCAAGTGCGATACGATCCATATTATTCTCCTAGTCCTAGTTCTAAGTTATCTAAATTAGTTTCATCAAATCCGCTATCGTCAATATGATGCTCTTCAACTTCATCTGACACTTCTTCAAAGTTTGCATGGAAATTTGTAGAGGAATTTTTAGTCTTCTTACCGGTTGCACCACGTGTACCAATAATACTCATCCAAAATTTATCGTGATGTTCGATAATTTCTTCAGCTTCTGCTTGTGTGGTCGCCGCAAATATCTGATCGACAACATCTCTAAAATAAACGCGATCAAACGTTTCTTGTACTAGCATACGAGGTACAATACCTTGATCATATTGACGGTTAGCTTCTTGCACTGAATTAATATGGCTCCAGACATTATGACCCATTTGGATAGCATAACTAAATGAATCCCAACTAGTCTTACCTTCCTTGCCAATTTTGTTTAAATCGCCCGGTGCATAGTAGCAAACGTCATTAATGTTGATGCGGTTAGTGATAGGGCTGTCTGTAAAGTTTTCAAATACTTTATCCTGTAGTACAGCATCACTAAATTTACGATTATCTTTAGCATATTTCTTATTATCCACGCTCGGCACCATGCGATATACCCATTTTTCACGATCTTCAATTTCTGTTTGGATATAAATCTGTCCATTGGCACTGGCTAAGAATGGACTTGCGCAGTCAAAACTAATAGTAAAGTTTGGATTTACGTACTTACGTACCGCACGTTGAATATCTGTTAATAAACAAGCCCATTCTAGTTTACTTGTACCTAAGAAGTGCATCCAATCATGTATACCTTCTTGTAATAACCCATCAAATCGAATAGCTACTAGACGTTTTAAGACTAGGTGTACGTCACACATGTTCTGTCCACCCATGGCCCAACCGTTAAAGTGGCGCCCTGGATATTGTTTAGGATCGCAATACTTCTTCATGCGTTGGTACCAATCCTCGGCATCTGCATGATTTTCACCTTGTAGTACGTTTAGGAACTTACAAGCACCTGTACGATTATTAATAAACCAATCGTTGTTGATATATGTACCAGCTACTGCTTCATCGTAGGTGTTAATACCTGTGGCCGCACGTCCTGCTGGACTACGAGCCACCCAGGCTGGAATATCTAAACACATACCATAGTCCATGTATGCGTCCATCCAAGTTAATACTAATTCGCGTTTCTTTTGTGCTTTGGGACAGTTTGGATCTTTCCAATCACCTTCCCATACACCTTTACCAATTTGGAAACCACCTGAGTCACCTAGAATAAACGATTTGCTACGGTCTCTGTTTCGCACCATATCTTCTTTTGGACTGTGCTTGTTTATGTCTAGTTCTGCGTGACCTGCTGAATACAAACTCCAATGATAGTTAAAGTATGCTGTATTTGGATTGAGCCAGTTCATGCCCTCGACACCGTGTTCAAAATTAGCTGGTACTCGTGTACTTTCTACATACGTGTTACCGTTTGCATCTGGAAAACGTTGTTTACCTACATAGGTAGCATAGAAGCCACTTAATGCTGGTAAGAATACAGCGTAATCTTTTTGTTTACTAGTTAAATTATCTTTTGGAAAGTCCGTCATTGTTTAATATCTCAAATGTTTTATGTCGTTCGTATCGTTCTTTTACGTCTAGGTTTGATTCTATAAAGCGATTCATCCACTCCCACTCTTCTAACTTGTCTGCTACTAGAGTAACATTAGTCATTGGAACATTAGCCCCAACTAGATTACGTAGTTTGCTGTAGCTCATTTTCTTCTTTAGTAAGAATATCCATCATTTGGAACTTTTCCCAGGCATCTCTAAGACCTGGATGTTGTTCCATGCGCTCTTTAAGATCAGCTTCTTCTTTTTCCTTTTGTATAGCCCAACGAATAGCATTGTCAGCCTCCCAGCTTAGACCAACTGTAGCACCGCCACTCATGATCTGCCACATGTTACCGTCATAGACTTCCATGCTTTGATTGTTGGGGTTAAATCGAACATTGCCTACGCCCACCTGACCATTATTGTAAATGTTTGGTGGGTGGGGTGCTCCTACGGTTAAGTGTGTGCTACTGCTAGTTAAAGTCTTGATCATAGAATTTCACGCTGTTGTATAGTTTATAGTCATCTGCAAAATATTCTTCTAATCTTGCCTTATATGTAGGATTATTGTTTATTTCTTCAGTAAACTTATTAATTAAATCACGTTTTGCGCCTTCGCTAGTGTTATATTCTAAGGCAATTTGAATATTAGTACGATAATTAAATTGTTTAAGCCAACTGTCTAGGTTATTACGTAGATTACTATCTACACGTAAAAATGTTGTTCTGATTAAATCAACGTCTTTAATAAAGTATACTTGTTTTTCAGTATGATCGTCAAAAGTAATTTGCTCAAGTGCTTGCTCTAATGTCAAGATATTTCCTGAGTTAAAACAGTACTCTGCTATACCACTCACCCAACGTTCAATAGGCTCACGAAGAACGATTAGATATTGATCAGCAGGCACAAATGCCTCACTATGCCGCCACATACCGTAACAACCAATTAAGCAACCTTTTACAAAACTACTAGCGTTCTTAGGAATGTGAACATAGGTGAGCTGGTGAGTTTCATCAATCCAACACTCACCCAGTCTATGTCCTAAATGAGACCACTTACTGTGCATTACTTAGTCTGTGCTGGTAGTAAGAAGTTGTAAGTAGCAATACCTGTGTTTACAGCGATCTGTGCTACACCGTCGTCACTTAAACTAAACTTCTTATCACCTGCTAAGTTTAAGATACTAATAATTGCCGCCACCGGAAAGCTCAATGATTTAGTTAGTGTGCCGCCACATTCAGCTTGGAACACAAAGTTACCTGCATGTGTTGAATGATCACCAAAGAAGAATTTCAAATCATTACCTTCTTTTTTAACTGTAAATACAGTTTCTTCACTGTTGGCACTAGCCATAAACTTTAAACGTTGAATAGCATTTACAGCTGGTTCAAACTCTACACCCCAGTTAACTGCTCGCATCTTAACTGATTTAAGTTTATCTGAAATAATTTCTTGACTCATAAAACGATAGTCATTTTTAAAGTCGCCTGCAGCATTTTCAAAGTGTAAGCCTGTTGGCGCAGTTTCGCCATTACGGTCCTGTGTGTTTAGTGTAATCTTAGCATTTTCCTTGTACTCTGGAATGCCTAAGATAGTGTTTAATTTACCTAAGTTAGGCATACCAAATGTACCTACGAACTCAGCCACTGGGCCGTTTAATTTGCCTTGTACAATAACTGAACGATCTTCAGCCAATGCTTCAATTGAGGTTTCTTCTGCTGTACCTGTGATTTTAACTAAATCAATGTTACCTAAGCCATAAGTGTTTTTAACGATGTCTAATAGATGGTCTCTCATTTACTTCTCCTTGTTGATAATGTATTGTATATGATATATTTAGATCGTGCAATAGTTATTGGTAAATTATTTTTGATAAATTGCTCCCATAACTTGTTTGCGTTTAAGTGTATTAAGCTCGCCCGGCTTTTTAATTTCTATCCAACTAATCCATTTAACTACAGGGTCATCATTTGGTATATCATAATGATACACTATTTCAAATCCCTCTTCCTGGCATATATTAGTTAGTTGACGCATTGATAAGTAAGACATTCCTTGTTTCTCAGCTAGTAAACAATTATCTAAAATATCACAGTTATTGTAACTGAACAAGAATCTACCCCCTGGGCGTAATAACGCTATTACTTTTTTAAGGTATTCTCTAATACAGGTAGTATTAGTGTAGTTAAATAGCATCCAGCTAAAAACAAATCCAAATTGATTATGCGGCAATGCTGAAGTGTCGTGGTTTTCTAATACGTATCGTCGAATTCGACGATAATAAATTTCATTGAATTGGTTGGCTATATCTTCTATACGTCCTGCATCGTGGTCGCATAGATATAACGGGTCGTTTGCTACTAACTCTCCCGTAAACATTTTACTATGAGGAGTACATCCTAATTGTAGTGCCGGGTAATGAAAATTAGCACTGTGATGAATGTTTGCTGTGAGTGTTGTTATAACTTCGTTACTAGTGTGGAATTCAAAAGCCCCATAATATGGATTAAAGAATTCTAAATCAGTTTGTGGGAAAAACTCCGCCGCCATTGAATCAATGGCAGTGTTAATGTCGGTTAAAATAGTATCTAAGCCAGATGTAATTTTATTTCCGTTATTTATTAAGTCACCAAACTGTGCTTTGGCTTGCACAAGTTTTGATTCACCTATACCATGCGGGTGGGTATTTAATAGTTGGTTTAACTTGGTGTGTACAAGTTGAAGGGCTGGGGTTAAATCAGCTTCTTTTATAGTTGATTCAACATCGGACCGATATCTTAGTAGGTCACTTACTAGCATTATTCAAAACTAAACAGCGTATCAAATGTTGTTTTAATATCTGTGTTCTCAGCAATATCCCAGTTAAGAACACCTAACAAGTTATCTACCTTTTGATCAACAATAGCATTTTGCATAGCATCGTGATCAAATGGTAACTCTTTAAACCACTGTGGTAAATGTGCTTCGTCTGTTGGATAGCCAACACTTGTATAACCTAGAGGATTATCTTTCAACTTACATACAATAGTTTTCATACCATCTACAATAGCAGTAGAATAGTTATCACCCATCATACGGCGTAGGTTATTCCAGTTCATTGCGGCTCGAACGTGTCCAGGCATGTTAGCACGACCTTCGCGTGCTTCTGCCGCAGTAAACTTAGTTAGGTTGTTTACACGTTTAGGTGTACCTTTTTCCCATGCTGGACGGTCTTGGAAGGCATATTTGAACTCACGCACCTGCTCAATAATGTTTTCGCGGTCCGCGCCTGTAAGTACATCTAACAAGATTTTACTTAAGAAATCCTGCATGAATGCCGGTGTGTCTGAACGCTTAAGGTCTAATCCCATTGCTTTAACTTTGCCTGGCTTACCACCTACATCTAAACGCTTGCCTTCTAGGTCTGTGATTAGCACAGCATAACGTTTCTTCTTGATAAACAGGCCTTTTTCAGCAACCAACTCACGCCCGCCTTTGATTAGGGCACCTTGTGCTCGTGGAGTATGGAACGCACGTTCACAGAACGCTGGGAAACTTTCGTTAACTTGATCGGCAATAGCATCATAGATTTGGATACATACATCTTTGTTCCAGGTCATCTTGCCTGCGGCTACATCATCTTTGATAATAGGCCACATGCTAAAGTAACATGAGTCTGTATCACCGTAGATAATTGATTTACCAATGTGATCATACTCGCCTGTAATACATTCGTTTACATAAGCATCCATGTGTTTGGCAATAGTACGACCAGTTAAAGTAGTCGATTGACCAATTCGCTTATCAAAAAACCTACAACCTGGATTAAGAATAGCGCCATAAAGACTGTTAAGATTAATTTTCTTAACCAATTGGCGTTTATCCCAAAACGCAATATCTTCTGGAGTAGTTGCTTCTTTCTTTTTGGCCTGCATCTCTTTACGTTCAGCATACCATCTCTCCAATAGTCCAGGAATAACCCCTTTGCGTTGGTTATTAAAGATAGTACCGTTAGCACTTAAGATCCAAGGCTTATTACTGTCAAAGATTAGTCGCCAAACATCTGCGGCACTTAATACATCACTTCCACCGTTTACCCAATCAATGGTAAGCTCTGTGCCAATTTGATTTTCCATTACGGCTGTATATTCTAATGTACCAAACATGTTTTCCCATGCGTCAGCAAAACTGCTACCTGCATCCATCTTTTCTTTGATATAATGGTCAGTCATTATAGGACGTAGTTGCCCTACAATGGTTTCTGGACCCATGTTTAGCGCACGAATGGCACTAGGATATAGTGAGTTAATATCAATGGCACCAATGTAATCGTGCATGCCTGCTTTTGGAGTCGCTACATACGCACCAGCTGCTTGTGTGTCGAACTGCTCTTCTCTATTACGGTTTGGAACAACCATACCAAGTTGATGCGCCTCATTAATGATAGCTTGTTCTGTAACAGCTACAGCACCCATAGTTGTTTGTAGTAATACAGTATTGTCATGCGCTAATTCATTTGCTAGATCTAGGAACTTAAGTTTCTTATCCAGTTTGGCTACAATCATAGTATCTTGTCTGTTGTACTCAATAAACTTAGGAAAGTCTTTGTTGTAGAGTTGATCTAAGGTACCTTCATACTGTGTTTTACGCTCATCTAGTTCATATTCGCCAATGGCATCCAAACTATAACTATGCCGTTCTTCATAGGTATATTTTCGATATAGTTGCATATAGTCTAGGTGTACACGACCGATTAGGTCAAATGTTAAACTTGTAGCACCAAAGCGTTCAAACTCACGTTGCTTAGGATATTGACCCCACAAGCAGAATCTGCGTGTATCGTCTTTGCTTAGAACACGGTTAGTGCGCATAACCATATACGGAATATCGAAACCTTCACTGTTCCACCCACTTAAGATATCAGCATCATCGATTAAGTCTAAGAATGTTTCTAGTAGGTCTGCTTCCCGTTCAAATAAGAAGCAGTTGTCAAACTTGTCGCATATCTCTTGAGCAGTTTCCCAGCTATAACTCTTGGGAGGAACTACCATAGTGACCATTTTATCTAACCAATCTAGATAAACACTCACTGCGGTAATTGGATTGAATGGATCGTCCGGTTTACTAAAGCCGCGTTGTGGGTCAAAGTCAACCTCAATATCGAAGAACGCTGTTTGTAGTTTAGGTGCAGGTTTGCCTAGATAGTTTTCTTCAAAACATCTAAATACAGGATTGATGTCACTTTCCCATATTTTCTTGCCGCCTTGTATGCGTACTTCTTTTTGGAATTCTTTACCTATGCGTGTGCTGAATCTGCTTACGGGTGTGTCATAGATAGTGCGGAATTTACCACGGGGATCATCATAATAGAATACATAATTTGCTGGGTATTCTTGGTATTCTCTACGACCGTTGTTGCGTTCAACAACATAGATACGATCTTTAGCACGATCGAATAGTGCGTCTACATAACTCATAACTCTCCTGCCATTTATAGCTGGCTAACTTTTCTACATGCTCGTAATGTGAGCGACGCATTATTATAACATCAATATTCTATAGAAACCAATGAGATCAATAGAAAATAATGTTAAACTGGTTAATAACAATCCAAAGCTACCACGACTGATAGCTGAGAATATACTAATACTTAGTGCAACAAAGATAACGGGATAAACAATCAACCAATTAGTGTAAGGCACTGTTAGACTTACACTAAGGCTAATGACTATGTTTAGGAGCCAATTAACTGTCTCTAAACATAGTCTTATGGGGTGACTGTGCCAATCATCTTTAATAAACTTAGCAGTTTTGTGCCAATCAATCAAAGTGTACGACCAACAGTTTCCAAGATGTCTTGTAGTGTTTCGTGATCTTGATTAGTTTCACCAAGTTTAGATTTTTGCGCAATCTTAATAGCTTTCTTTAAGATAGCTGGTTTAATCTCTAGTTCTTCTGCTACTGCTTTAATTGTATCGCTAAGGCCAGCATTTAAATCTTCTACTTCTTGAAGAACTTGGATACCTTCGTTAACCATTTGTGTTAGTTTAGCTTTTTGCTCTGATGAAAACATTCTTGATGACATAGTCACTCCTTAGTTGAATAAACAATATATTAAGTATATAGCTTTGTTTAAGCTAGGTCAAGAGATTTTGCACTTTCCGAGTATTTTTGTTGCAGTTTGAAATTCGTAAGCCAAGTCATCAAACAATCCTTCTGGCGGGTTATCTGCGTATGCGCGACTCATGTAGGCCATTTGGCCCATGTCCAAGTAATAACTTTGGCTAGGCCAACGATTGTTACCCCAACCCATGCTATTGATTAGTAGGCACTCGTCGCCAACGGATTTGAAAATTTCTTTACGAGAGCTAACTGGTAGAGATGATGCACTTAGTAAACGTAGACTAACTGGAACTGTGTTGACTTTTGGTTTGTCTATGTAGTAAGCAAATAAGTGTACCAGATATGCTTCTAGATCATGTGGAAGATTTACAGTAAGAGAATCTTCTGCTCTTTTAATAAGCTCATAAGATTCTCTGACGTAAATATCCCAGTTGTTCATAGGCGTTTGTTGATTTCGTCCCAGTTGATTATGCGCCAGATATTTTTTAAGTACTTCTTTTTATCTGCACCATAATCAGTGATCCAGCTATGTTCCCACCAATCTATCAGAAGTGCTATATCTGTACGCTTTTGGTGATTTTGTATTGTTTTGATTGTGCCAGTTTTGCTTAGATAAATCCAATAGCTACCTTGTAACTTCATAGCTTTTTCGGCTACTTCTTCTTTAAATTCATCAAAGGACCCAAACTTACGTTCAATTAAAGATCTGATTTGACCATTGGGTTTGTTTGATGTGCGCGGTGCCCTAAACTGTGGAAAGAATAAGTTATGTAAGAACGCACCTGCGGCATTAAATGTACGATCGCCTTCGTCCTTGTTATAGCGATCTACATACCCTTTAGCTAGTTTACCGTAGTGATTGTCAATGTTAGCTTTACTTAACACAGGTGCAAGTGCTGTCCTTGAATATGGTAAATCTACCAATTCAAGTTTTTCTTTACTTTCTGTTAAGAAATCACTTGCTCGCATTAGCAGTTCCAGCGACGACGTGCTTTACAAATTGCCTTATCTGGAGTTTTAGCACAGCTGATATTGTGCATGTTCATTTGACCTTTTGAACGACTGCAATAGCTCTTGCGGCGTTTGCTGGCCTTACTGCCACGTTTAAGTTTGCTAGGTTTAGTAGTAACTGCTGTCTTTAGTTTGCTACCAGGATGTTCACGACGATAGGCTTTCACTGCTTTGCGGCTCATACCATCTGTGCGGTCTTTTTTGTTAGTCTTTTGCCAATCTTCCATGACCGGTGTTGTAACAGCAAACACATATAATTCGTCATCTGATAGTGATTCTAGGTCTTCCCAAATCAATTCACTATTAACACCATTGTGTTCTGCTAGACTTTCAATAATATCTTCAATAAGATCAAATTCTTCTTCCAGAGATGCTATAGCAGGACCGTCAGGTTCATGATCAACCGTAGGTTGTACACCTTGTTCATGTTGACTAATCATATAGTCCATAACACCAACTAACATGCCTTTTGCTGATGCAATTTTCTCTTGTACCCATTCTGGTAAGTTTTCGTTATCTTTAATATCTCGACACAAATGAGTCATTGTACGAATAATAGTATGTAGATCATTTTTAACCATACCCGCTTCGTCATTATATTCGTTGTGATCATAACTTTCGTTATTTGGCACACAGTTGTTTACACGAACGCCACCTTTGATCTTGGTGCCTTCTTTGTGCTTGCCCTTCCAGCATTTAGCATCTAAACGTTGTTTAACTTCGTCTAAATCAGCTGGTTTTAAGGTAACTGTGTCGGCTTTAGGATTTCCTTCTAAGCGCCATTTCTTTATTAGATTGTCGTGAGCTTGGCGAGCATCTTTATAATAGTCAAACTTTTTCCAAGGTTTACCACCAATACATACGTAGTAGGGTTCTATTTTGTTAAAGTTTTGAGATCCTTCGTTTAAAAATTCACTTGGTTTCATTTGTTTTTCCTGATTTCATGTTAGCACACCAATGTGCCATTCTTTGTTTTTCACCGCTGGAATTCTTAGCGATGCTTCTTAACTTACTAACTGACTGTTTACAGTTCACACCTGAACGTTTGGCCAGACCCTTACGTCCTGGCTTCTTACCATCAGCAAAGTTTTCGTTGGCCTTCTTCTTACGTCCAGCACAGTGGGCTTTTTGACTAAAGCCTTTTGGGTTACTACAATTAATTGACTTCTTGTATTTCTGACTCCACTCTTCAGGCAATACCACAGGCTCAATCTTCATGTAGTTAGGGTGTGCTTGATTAAACAAGCGCATGATAACTCCGCCTTCTGCATTAGCTTCGTCTTCTATAGGACTACCTGTGTGCCAGCTGTCTGCGTCTAAGAGATGTTCTTCACCTTGACGATAGTGTACCATTTCGTGTGCTAGGGTACGTAGTACATCAACAATGTTACGATTGTCAATGACCACTGTGATGGTCTTTGATTCATTTTCAAAACGACCAAATGTAGGTACATGAGTGTCAGATATTTCTTTGGCTAGGTGAATTTTAGGTATATGATCTAATTCTAGATGTTTGACAGCAATAGGTAAGAAGTCACGTAGAGCATCAATGATAGTGGGCTCTGGCGGTAATTCTTGTTCAAACATCTCGTATAAGTTCATTATTATAGCCCTGCTAGTCTGCGTATAGTATTTAGTGATTCGTTGGTTTCGCCAATTTGACGAACTTCTAAGTCACCTGCACTTAAGCCTAAATCGTGTTCCCATTGACGTGCTTTGCTTACAGCATGATCTAGGGTAGCCTGACGTATTACTGCTACAACAGATCCTGTATGCGGATTTACAATTTGGAACTCTTGTGTTCCTTGTCCTGGAACTGCTTGTGGTTCTGGCTCATGTGCTTGCGAGTCGGGGTCATTTGATGTCACAGGATCGTCACGGTCGATTAATTCTGCTTGCTGTGCTGCTAACGGGTCTACCTCGCCTAGTCCTGGTGCTATAATGTCACCTTGCTGTGCGGCACGTGCTTGTTCACCTTGCTCGATACTACTTGCCAATCTGCGGCGGAACTCATCATCAATTTTGTTAACGAGCTGTACACGCTGATGACTACTTAAATTCATAGTGCTATCTATATCAGCCGCTGTAGCACGAACATTACGCAAGTTAGCTGTATCGTGTGTTTGAATATTTTGAACCCATACGTTCCACGGACGAGGCCATTCGCCTGCTTGTGCGGTTGTGCTGTTGCGACTGCGCATTTCTGCTTGGATTCTGCTGATAACTAAATCACGTTGTTCTATGCTTAGTTGTGTAGCTGACCCTGTGCCATTGGCAACATTGTCTACTACGCTTTGTAGTGTAGCCTCATTGCTAGCACTCATGCCATCTAACCATGACTTCCAACTGTTAGGTAAACTGTTAAATAATTCTTCAGCATTATCTGGCTCTGGTGTGCCTATCTGCATTGGTGTGCCAGGCTCAAAACGCAATTCACTGCCACCAACATCACCTGCCATTCTGCCTTCACCTGACGTTGCTCTATATGTTAGCTCATCGTCAACTAATTTGATTAGTAATTGTTTTTGTTCACCGGTTAAATCACCGTTATAGTCACCGTCTACGGCTTTGAGTTTAGCCTTACGCAATACTTCATCAGTGTTGCTAGGAATAACCAACAACCATGTGTTAAACGGGTTTGGCATAGCGGCGATCTTATCTTGGAAACTGCGTGGGTAAACCTTACGATTACCGTATGCTGTCATTTCGTTAGGCTCACCTTCTGTTTCACGACGTTTAAGTTCACGCTCAATAACTGCTTGTAAGAACTCGTAGTTCATAGCACTTATTTCGCTACTCATATTACGTGCCTTAACATTACGTAAGGCTGTTTCTAATGTACTGCGTTCTTTAGTTTTAATTTCGTTAACAAACTTGGATAAGGTGTATGTAGGTAAATCATTTACTTGACGATTAAACTCATCTGAGCTCATATCATCTAAATTAATATCTTCCGACTTCTCTTCAGCACGTAGTCGAGTAATACTTTGCTCACGACTCATGCCCATGTTCTTGCCACCTTTAAGGATGGCTTCATTTTCGTTGTTAGCGTGTACTAACTGCTTACCGCCCGAGCCATCTTTGTTCATAACCCAGTATGATTTAATCTCACTTTGTGCCTGACGCCAATCTAGTTCGCTTTGTAAGACAGCGATAGCCAATGGCACTTCTACATCCGGATCTAGCTCGTCATCATATTCACCAGCGTTAAGGGTGTTGATAGTTGACTGAAGTTCTTGATCGCTAAACGGACTCATATCTTTGAGCATTCTACGCCATTTTTCTGGCAGGCCTTCTATTTTACGTTTAACATCTTCGTCTTTGTTTAATTGTGTAACTGCGGCTTTCTTAGTTTTTTCAAGCTCACGACCTTTTTTAGCGAATTTTAGTCGAGCAACTAGATCTTCTTTAGGCATTTCACCTATAGCATATTTGCTGAATAGCTTAACTGAGTCATCTGGATTCTTTTCTTGTTCTACTAGTTTGTATAACTTCTTAGCATACTCTTGTTTGTATGCTTCTGGGTCTGTGGCAATACGTAGGCTCATACTTAAACGTAGGACCGTATTGATTAAATCAAATGGATTTTGGTCTAGGTAATCGCCACCTGGGCCGCGGAATTCTACGTAGTTTGATTTGGTATTGATACTGGTGTATTTGTCGGTGATACCTGAGTGAATAGTTTTACTTGCTAGACTGTTTAAGTGTTGTTTCATCTGTGCTAAGACTGCTGGCACATCTTCTGGACGGATACGATCTTTAATCTTACTCATAGCACTCTTACAGTAGCTATTATATTCACGACCAAACTGTTTTAATACGTGTTCGTCACCTAGGAATAAGGCTAGTTTAACATAGTCTAACTTGTCAATAGTCATATCTGGCACACTGATGTTCATGTGTAGGCCAGTTGACTTATTAGTGTAGCAACCTTCTTTCTTGGCCCAAGCATACATTTTTTGTAGCATTTCTAGGCCGTCTTTAATTGGCATAGGTGGGCTGACAAACTCTAGGCCACCATCACCTTCATCAGCATCAATGCTTGAGTCAGGCTCTACAATCCAGTTTTTTCCATCGCGACGAGCACCGTGATAGTTGTTTGATGAGTTTACATAGTCTAAGCCCATAGCACGACCGAACTCGTCTGCTACAGTTTCCACATCTAGTTCACCTTCGCCACCATAGTAACGCCAGTGTGGCCAATCTAAGCCCCATTCACGTTCTGCTTCACTCATGAAGTCAATGCCTAGATCACGCAACCACGCTTCTTGATCGTAGTCACTATCATTGCGCATTTCGTCTTCTAGCTCTTGGCGAACTTCGTCGTAGGCATATTGGTACTCACGACTGTCAGTATCTTCCATCATGTCGTCTAGAGTTTTTTCATTAAGGGCTAGTGCCATTTGATGAATTTCATCTTCAGCTGCCTTATCTTCTGGATTTTCGTCTGGGTTATTTTCTTTCCATTGTTCCAGGGCTAACTCTTTCATATCGTCAAAGTCAATTTCACCATCTAGACGATCACGGATACGATCGTTTAACTCATCTTCGTCTATGTTGTCACTGATCTTTTCGCCGGTCCAATCTAGGTATTGGTTCAACATTTCTTCGCGTAGGCGTCGAGCACTACTTGGTCCTAGGTTTGACATTTCACCGTTACTAAAGAATTCTATAATGTCATCTATGCTGTAACAGCGTTCGTCCATGTCATAGTCATATTCACCTTCGCCACTGTCGTCATCTACGGCAACATTGGGCACCACGAGTTCAAATTCTATTCCCATCAACATTCCGTCAGCTTCCGGGCTGTTGGCGAATTTTTGTAAGGCACTGGGTGACATCTTGACTTCATCAAGAACTTCTTCACTTAATAATGGTTTTATTTGTTCGTATCGCATAGTCTTTTGATAAATAATAGTGTAGTTCGCGATATTGGAGTATCCAACTACCCTAATACTGTTAAGGAGTATCAGCTTTATGTTATTTATCACAAATAAGTATACCACTTGGTATAATAATATTGTCAAACACGCACAAGAACGAACACTATCTGAAGGTATCTATGCTGAGAAGCATCATATCATACCCAAGTCTATGGGAGGAAATGATAGCAAAGATAATCTTGCTCGCTTAACAGCAAGAGAACATTTTATCTGTCATTGGCTCTTAACTAAAATGACCACAGGCGAAGCAAAACATAAAATGATATATGCGGCTTGGTCTATGGTAAGAAAAGGTAGAGGACAAGAACGATACAAGATGACTAGCAGGACATATGAGTCATTGAGAAAACAACTTTCTGAAACTAAACGAGGAAGAACGCCTTGGAACAAAGGCAAAACATACTCTGAAGAGAGCAAAGCAAAAATGTCCGCAGCTAAGAAAGGAAAAAGCATACCGTGGAACAAAGGACTAACGGGTGTATTCTCTCACAGTGAGGAGTCCAGACAGAAAATGTCCAATACACAAAAAGGTCGTGTATTCTCAGATGAGCATAGACTAAAACTTTCGTTAGTCCAAAAAGGTAAACCTAAGTCAGAAGAAACAAAAAGAAAACTATCTGAAATTAATAAGGCAAAAGCTGCCGCAAAGAAATTATAATAGCTCACTTCTGGCATCCCTCCAGCGCAGCAGCCGCGCACACCAAACACCATAACGAGTATGGGCCTAAGGTAGGTGTTCTATTGTGTTGATTGTACTACTTGTTTGTATTGCTCTTTAATCTTTTGTATCCTAGGTAAGAATTTACTTTTACCTTCATCATTTAGGTATTTCTGTAGTCTAGGTTCAATATACTTTAACATGTCGTAGACATATTTTAACAGCACAGGAATAACTTTGGGATTCTTGTAAAACGCAGGTTCATTATAAACTTCAACAAATGTTCGTCCGTTCACGATAGGTTGTTTGAACTGTGCTTGTATTACCTTGAGTTCTTGTATAGCTGTTTGGTCTACAGCATAATCGTGTATACGAGCAGTATTCATAGTGATAAAGAAGCCAAAGTCTGCTAATAGGTTGGTGTAACCTTGTAGGTCTATGCTTTCAGTTAAGGATTCTGTTATTTCTTCGTAGGGCACATAAGCTGGTATGTGTGTCATACCACTTAATTTTGCAGCCATGGCACGATGGTTACCATCAATAATATAACCATCTAGGTCTACGACAATAGGTTTGTTTTTAATTTCGTGTTGACTAATAGTCATAACGTGATCCATGTCTACGTCTAGGATGCGATTGTATGGATCTTCAATATAAGCATCTTCACTTTCTGGGTCCGCTATTTGTAGTTTACTAATGGGATAGTTTATTAACTCCCACGCCTCATGATTCATAATGCTGTGATCTACACTACCTGACCAGTCTGGGTGTATCTTTTTAACATATCGCAAGACTTGGCTGTTAGATAAATTTTCAAGTATAAAGTCTTTAGCTCTCATATTAGTGTATTGGGTACTCTTTGCGTTGTCCGTCTTTTTGCGTGTAGAGTAGGCTTACGTCCCACTGCCCGTCACGTTTCTTGATGTAGATGTGATCGTTGATCCACTCTGCTACGCCACCATCACCCTCGTTGCGGTTGTTAGTCTGTTCAACGGCATAGGCCATAATTTTATCAAGGTCATCAATGCCCTGTGTATCAGCACCCCATTCACGACCTACTTCCTCTGCTAGATTGCGTACTTCCTGTGGAGATAGATCCACAGCACCAACTATTCTACCAATGTAGTCACTGGCTTCATAATTCCAATCGGTGTAGGTTAAATCAGCATCAGAGACTTTGTCCCAATCGATCTGACCTTCTTCTTCATGTCCTTCAGGGTAGACATAACCTTCTTTGCGTAGGTACTCATACCAGTAGTCGTCTTCTATTTCCCATTCGCTGACCTTTTCATGTACATGGTCATTGATTGCTGTCTTAATCTTAGCAATCAAAGGTTCTAGTATTTCATCTGGAGTAAACACCAGCCAATCGTTGATCTGCGGTTCACGCTCACGGAAGAAGTCTACTAGATTGCCAAAACGCATGTCTAATAGTTCTATAACATCATCTACGTTGCGATCCTGCTCATCCATGAACTGGCCACTAGGGAAGTGTAGTTGATACTTCTCACCTTCATACTGGGGCTGTTTAGGCAGTAGGATGTATAACGGGCCGTCTTTGCTGTAACTATTAAAGTAGTTGGTGCTTTGTGTACTGGCTGTACACCATGTGGTGCCCTGGCCATAATAGCAGGCTGCAGCTTGGTCTTTAGGGATAATGATGCGAACCTTGTCGTTTTCAAATACCTGTTCAGCATCACCCTTAGGCATGGCTTTTTCTTCTGCTTGTTGGATTCGCATTTGGAAGTCAGCACGTATGCTAATTTCCCATAGGTCTTTCCAAGCTAGGTTCATGATGTTAGCCAACTTGCTGTCACGGTCTTTAAAGAACTTTTTCTTTTTATACAGGTCGTACTTCTGTAACCATTCTGTAGTCTTACTCACAAGGTCTTCCATCATAACGCCTTCGTTGGCGTAGACTTTGGCTAACCATTGTACGTATTCTTTATTAGCAGTGGGATCAGCACTTTCTAACATGGCCATAACACGATTCAGTACTTCTGTGTTGGTATTTGGGTCTGGTATTTTAAGAATATCTTTTAACATACCTATTCTACTATCAACACTGCGATCGTTGACTAATGCGGCCAAGAGTTTCTTGCCAAAGACCGTGGCTGTCTTTTCACGGCTGTATTCTCTTAAAAAATCACGAGCTCTCATTTTTTGCGACTTTCTTCTAGGCCCATAGCTTTAGCCTGTTGTTTTAATCCAGCTAGTCTACGCATAACTTCTACTGATAGCTCTGGATCTTGCGCTGTGCTTGGGTCTGACTGGATGTCTTGCAAGGCTTTCTTCTTAGCAGCGTAATCTTCTTTATCACGTAGAGGAGTTTCACGACCTTCTTTAATGTCTAAGTAACGTGTACGTTTACTAATACCTATGTCACGTGGG